ATGAAGCGAAATACATCGACAAAAAAACCCTCCGAATTGGACTGGCACCCCGCCGACATCAAGGCGGCGCTGGAAAAGTCGGGCTGGTCACTACGGCGGCTGTCGGTCCATCACGGATTGGTGCCGCAGTCGCTGCAGAAATGCCTCCATGCCTCATGGCCGCGCGCCGAGGTCCTGGTCGCCGCTGCGATCGGCACCCAGCCGGAACAGATCTGGCCCAGCCGTTACCACCGCGACGGCACGCCCAAGCGTGGCGGCCATAAACAGAACTATAGCAAGGCGAAAGCGCAAGTATCAGAGGAGCAAGCGGCATGAGTGGCCCGGTTGCGTGTGTGTTGTGTTCACGGTCGCAAGTTCGCGCCGGGTTGCCTAGATGCAGTGCGCCGACGTGTTTGGTTCCGGGACACCGCGGTACTGGACACGGGTTAATACGTACCAATCGACGAGGGATGCAATGAGTCGCAAACGCTGGAAAAAGGTCCAGCCGCAATCGATGAGTCAGGCCTTGCGCCTGTCGCTGGACTGGGCCGAGCACAAGCACAACCGCAGCGTCAAGCGCGTGGCCGATCTGAACGGCGTCACCGAATGGACGATCTACAAATGGATGAGTGACGGCTCGATCCCGTCGAAGCGCATCCCGTCGTTCGAGTTGGCCTGCGGGGCGCACTTCGTGACCGGGTTCCTGGCCGGCGCGGCCTGCAAGTTGATCATCGACATCCCCGACGGCCGCGATGTCGGCGGTGACGACCTGCTAGATCTGCAGAACCAGCTCAATACCGCGGTCAATCAGCTGCACCAGTACTACCAGGACGAGGGCGAAGCCGCGAGCGCGATCACCGCGTCAGAAGCTGGCCCGCATGGGAATCCGACGGCTGATTCTTGATCTGGCGTTCCCATTCGATGTTCTTCAGGCCTTTGGCAATGCGCTCCGCCTCGTCTTCCTTATCGGAAATCAGGGTATCGATGACCGGCCCGAGCAGTTCGAACAGATCGTCCATCTGCTCGTTCAGGTATTGCAGGGCTTGTTCGACTTCGTCGCGTTTCATGGGTGGCGCTCCCTTTGTGATTGGTTGCAATCCCCACCGCAATCATAGCGAAGGCGGGCGCCGCCGCCTATTGTTCGGAGCTCGGTCATGACCGCGGTTACAGCACGAGAGATTGCGATCGCTTTGAATCGCAGTCGCAGCATTATTCACCGCCGCGCCAAAAAAGAAGGCTGGCCTTATAAAGCAGTCAAGGTACGCGGAGGCACACAGCGCCATTACATCTTTGCTCAACTTCCGCCCGCTGTTCAGAAGACTTTGCACGGTGATGTTTCAGCGACAGTTCTGGCCGAATCCGATGCTTTGATCGCTGATCTGATCCATATACGTCAGCGGCTCGCAACATTGGATCAGGAAATCGCGGCACTTCTGAGGATGCGGGAAGGGGCTGGCGATGATTAGCGAGTGGTTCACGGCCTCAGATCTGGCCGGCTTGCCGAAAATGCCGGCCACTGATCGCGGTGTGCGTAAAGCTGCCGTACGCGAATCCTGGCAATCGCGTAAATGCGAGATCGGGAAAGGGCTCGAATATCACATCGACAGCCTGCCCAGCGAAACCCGCACAGCGATCGCCGCTCAAGCAACCCACGTCGAAACCGAACACGCCCGCGCCGGCCGGGCTGCGGCCGCCAAGCAAAAGATCGCCGCCGACCAGACACAAAACGCCACGCTTGCCGCATCGGCCGACGGGCTGGCGCGGCTGGCCACATTGACCGGCCACGCCAAGGATCGTGCCGAGGCGCGGCTGGCGATTCTGGATGCACTGGCCGCATTCACGTGCCGGTCCGACAAATCCAAAACCGCCGCGCTGCAGGCGTTCGTGGCGTATTTCAACGACGGCGCGATCGATTGCGCCGACTGGATCCGCGAACAACTCGGCACGATCAGTGTCGCCAGCCTCTACCGCTGGCAAAAAGCCGCGAAAACCGAAGGCGCGGCGCGTCTGTCCGGCAACTACGGCAACCGCAAAGGCGCCGGCAAGATCGACAGCCAGCCCGAGATCAAAGAATACGCCGAAGCCATGCTCGGCGAATATCCGCACCTGCGCGGCAAGCAGTTGTACGAGTCCATCCGCGCCCGCTTCGGCGGCTCGGACCACTACACGATCCCCAGTCAATCGGCCTGCGAACGCTGGCTCAAGCGCTGGAAGGCCCAGAATCCGAGCCTGTACACCGCGCTGGCCAACCCCGACGCCTGGAAATCCAATTACATGCCGGCGTTCGGCTCGGCCAGTGAAGACGTGGCCCGACTCAACCAACGCTGGGAACTGGACTCGACCCCGGCCGACGTCCTGCTGGCCGACGGCCGCCACAGCGTGATCGGCGTCATCGACGTCTTCTCCCGGCGGGCCAAGTTGTTGGTCTCGCGGACCTCGACCAGCCAGGCCGTGGCCGGCGTCGTGCGCCGCGCGATTCTGGACTGGGGCGTGCCCGAGTCCGTGAAAAACGACAACGGCTCGGACTACAAGTCGCACCACCTGACCCGCATCTGGGAATTTTTGGGCGTCGCGCAATACATCTGCAACCCCTACTCGGGCTGGGAAAAACCCCACATCGAACGGTTTTTCAAGACCTTTTCCCACGACCTGATCGAGCTGCTGCCGGGCTACGCCGGCCACAACGTCGGCGAGCGCCAGGCCATCGAGCAGCAAAAGGCCTTCGCCGACCGGCTGATGACGCGCGGCGAGACCATCGAAATCGGGATGACCGCCGGCGAGTTGCAGACCTTCTGCGACCGCTGGTGCGAATCGGTCTACGAACAGCGGCCGCACGCGGGCTTGGACAGCCGCACGCCGATGCAGGCCGCGGCCGGCCAACCGTTCCAGGCCATCGACAACGAGCGCGCCCTGGACATCCTGCTGGCGCGGGCGCCCGGCGACGGCCAGCGCGTTGTCGGCAAAAAAGGCATCAGCATCGACGGTCGGGCCTACATCGCCCCCGAACTCGGCGACCACATCGGCCAGCCCGTGCAGGTGCTGTATGACGAAGCCGATGTCGGCCGCATTCACGTCATGGCCGATCTCGGCGCCGGCTGGGAATACCTGTGCGTGGCCGAGTGCCCGGAGATCACCGGCATCAGCCGGCAGGCCGTGGCCCAGCGCACCCGCGAACTGTCCACCGGCGAAGTCCAGCGCCAGCGCGCCGAGATCAAGCGCGCCGCGAAAAAACACAAAACCGCCGACGTGGCCGAAGACATGCTGGCCGAGCGCGAACGTGCCGCCGGCCGCGTGACCGCGCTGCCCGGTCGCTCCGAGGCCGCCGAGTCCGATGCGCTGGCCGCGGCCGATCGGGCGGTCGCGGCCAGCGACGCCGCCGATCAGGCCGACGACACCCCCGAGCGACTGGACGACGACACACGCCAGCGCCTGCAGGCCCAGATCGAAGCCGAGGAAACGGCCCGACGCGAACTGACCCCGAAAGAGCAGTTCGCCGCCTGGCAACAGATGATCGCGCGGACCGAGCCCGGCGACGCCGAGCGCCGCGACTGGCAGATCTTTGAGACCTCCAACGCCTTCCGGGTCCGCTATGAAGCGGCCTACGGCGACGAATTCGAGGGGCACGCTTCCGGCGCGCCCCACGAAGACGATGCGGCGACCCCCCGCATCACCACGGCAACCCCGCAAAAACAAGAGGCCTACCAATGAAGTACGCGATTGTACAGACCGAAAACATCCTGCGCCTGCACGAGGCATCCACGGCGCTGCTCGAACGCCACGCCGGCATGCCCGGCATGGGCGTGGTCCACGGCGACACCGGGCAGGGCAAATCCACGGCCTGCGCCTGGCTGAACAACAAGGTGCACGGCGTCTATGTCCGGGCGCGGGCGCTGTCCACGCCGTCGAGTTTTCTCGGCTCGATCCTGGCCGAACTCGACGTCGAGCCGTCGCGGTCCTGCGCCGGCATGGTCGACCAGATCGTCGAGCGGCTGGCGCTGTCCGGCCGGCCGCTGTTGATCGACGAAGCCGACTACGTTGCCGAAAAGATCCGCCTGACCGAAACACTCAGAGATATCCACGACCTGTCGACCGTGCCGGTGGTGCTGATCGGCATGGGCGAACTCACCCGCAAGCTCGACCGGCGCCGGCAGTTATCCGGCCGGCTCGCCCAGTCGGTCGAGTTCGGGGCGATCGACACCGACGACGCCCGCGCGGTCGCCGACCAGCTGTGCGAAGTGGCGGTCGCCGACGACTTGCTCGCCGACCTGGTCGACAAGGCCGGCGGCGAGATCCGGCGCGTGGTCGTCGGCCTCGGCCGCATCGAGCAGCGCGCCCGGCAACTGGGCCAGACCGAGCTCGACAAGCGCGGCTGGGGCAAAGCCAGCTACTTCGAAGGCCGCGTCGCCGCGGCGCCGGCCGACGCGAATGGCGCCAACAGCCGCGTGAGCCGTATTCGATGAGCCAGCGAGACCACATCTGGCGGCTGATCCGGGCCGGCGACGTATTCACGATCGCTGGTCTGATCGAATCAACCGGGTATTCGTCGTCGAACGTTCGGCCGTACGTCAATGGCCTGGCGAAAAACGGCGTGCTCGAACGGATCGACCCGCGGCCGGGCAAACCCACGCATTTCCGGCTGGCGGACGATCCGGGGCCGCAAGCGCCGCGCTACGACGGCGGGAAAGGTCAGGTGATGACCCGGCCGACCGAGCGCTATCGGATCTGGCAATCGGTTCGCGTGCTGCGGGTTTTTGGATCGGCCGACGTGGCCGCGACCGCGGAATCCACTAAAACCTCGGTGAATGCCTACATCCGCGATCTGTGTCACGCCGGCTATGCCCGTATGACGCGGTCGACCGACCACAGCCGCGGCAACCAATGCGAATACCGGCTGATTCGCGACCCCGGCCCGCTGCCGCTTCGTTACCGCGTGTCAGACAGCGCGCTGATTGATCCCAACACCGGCGAGGTATTCCCGACATGACAACTGCCACGGCGACAAAAAACAACGACGAACCCGACTGGCTCGCCGCCCTCCGCGCCGAAGCCAACCGCACCAGCCAGGCCCGAAGCGGCCAGCGACTCGGCCTGTCCGGCTCGACCGTCAACCAGGTATTGAAAGGCACCTACAACGGCGATTTAAGCCGCGTCCAAGGCCTGGTCGAAGGCGAGTTGATGGCCGCGACCGTCGACTGCCCCGTACTCGGCGAACTCGCCCGCAACCGCTGCCTGGAATACCAGCGCCGGCCACTGGCCGCGACCAACCCGACGCGCGTGGCGCTGTACCACGCCTGCCAGACCTGCCCGAACAACCAGAACCGGAGCCCGAAATGAGTGCCACCCGCGACATCTGCTGCGACCTGCAACAAACCCCGGCGCCGACCGGCGTCTCCGTCGGCGCGCCGGCCGTACCGCCGAAGCCGCCGGAGCGCACGCCCCACGCCGTAGCGATCGACGACCAGATGGACCGGATCAATCTGATCGTGCCGGAGCTGGTGGCTGACGGCTGCCTGATCGACGGCATCGAGGTCAGCGCTGATCGCGCCGAGATCCGGCTGCACCGTCGGCCGAGCGATGGCTTTGTAACCGGGCCGGTCAGCACACGCTTTTGCCTGCGCGGCGGCCGCATGCGGATCACAAAGGTCGCTGGCGTAACGCTGGCCTGGCCCGATCCGCTATTCGATCCGAGCGAGCCGGAGGCCGCGCGATGAAAAGCCAGATCCAGCAACGCGTGATCGAGGCCATCGAGGAAGAAGCCGTCGCCGCACTAACCGAATGCGGCCGCCCGCTGGAGGCCGCGACGCTCCACCACATGTGCGATACCGCGCAAGAGATCAGCGACACGAACGAGGCGCTGGCCAATCTGGTCAAGGCCGATCGCGTCCAGGTCGAGCGCGGCGGCGTGCGGGCGCTGTACACCGTGGCTGGCAACGCGCCCGATCGATCATCGGCCACGCGCGGCAGCGCCAAGGCGTCCGAAACCGCGCCCGAGCCGTCCGATACCGAACCGGCCTTCCGCTGCGCGCTCTGGAGCGACGGTGGGCTGTCGATCCACGGCCACGACGGCGCGCTCGATCTGTCGATCACCGAAACCCACGCCCTGGCCGACTACCTGACACGCCAACGCGCTCAGGTCGACGCCCTGTTCGGAGGTCCATCATGAGCGAGACCCTGATCACACCGCAGACCACGCTCACCGCACTGGCCGACCACGTCGGCGCCGCCGCCGGCGTCGACGCCGAGGCGCTGGTCGTCGAGATCACCGGCACGTGCGATCAGATCGAGGCCGGCAAACGCCGCCTGCGCCACGTCGTCGAGGACCTGCGCGCCGAGGGCCACCACATCTGTGCCTGGCCGCGGGCCGGGTATTTCATCGCCGCCACCGACGACGAGCTGAACACGAGCTGTCAGTACCTGTACAGCCGCGCGATGGCCAGCCTGCAGAAAGTCGCCGCGATGAAGCGCGTCAGCGTGCCCGACCTACGCGGCCAAATGCGACTGCCGAGCTGATGATGGCCGACGACCAACCGATATTCCGTTTCGAGGTGCACTACGCCGGCCAGGCCCACGGCACCGTCGCGTGTCGCGCGCCGGATCTGCGGGCCGCATTTGCCCGGGTGCGCGAGGAGCGCCCGGCCTACCGCGACTGCCGTCTCGTCTACGCGCCGACGCTGTCCGATCTGGAGGCCGCGCGATGAAACAGTGCTGCCCCGAATGCGGCCACGTCGCGCCGCTGACCGCGTTTGCCGCCGAGGCCGACGCGCGCGAGGCGCTGGCCATCGCCATGCGCCTGCCCGGCCAGCTCGGCGACAGCGTGCTGCGCTATCTCGCCCTGTTCCGGCCGGCCAAACGCGCGCTGGCCTGGTCGCGGGCATTGAAGTTGCTCGGCCAGCTGGCCACCGACATCGACCGCGGTTATATCTCGCGCCACGGCCGCGACTGGGCCGCACCCGTCGACGCCTGGCGCGATGCCCTGCACACCGTCGTCAGCCAGCGCGAGGCCCTGACCCTGCCGCTGAAAGACCACAGCTATCTCTACGAAATCATCTGCCGCGGCGCCAACCGCGTCGAGGCCAAAGCTGAGCAGGCCGTCGAGGACAAACGCCGCGCCCGCAAGCGGGGCGCCCCGGAACCGGCGGCGCCGGCGTCGCCGGAGGCGCCGACCACCGGCGGCCCGAACGCCCGCCGTCGACCACCCGTGACCGACGCCATGCGCGACCAGATCGACGCCGCCATCGCGGCGACCAAATCATCCGCCCAGCCCACCGACAACGAGGTCTGACAATGTCGCTATCCGACGTCGAAAAACACACGCAAGCCTACGCCGCCAAACGCGACACGCTGAGCGCGCGCGTCGCCGCCATGAGCGACGAAATCGAGGCCATCAAGCGCCGCAAGCTGCCCGGCATCAAGAAAGCCGTGGCCGCGGCCGCCGACGCCCGGTCGGCACTCGAGGCGGCGATCGAGGCCAACCGTGAGTCTTTCGCCAAGCCCAAGACCCTGATCATCGCCGGCGTGCGCGTCGGCCTGGCCAAGGGCAAGGGCCGGATCGTGTTTGATGACGAACGACTCGTACTGGACCGCATCTACCGGCAGTTCCCGCAGCAGTCGGCCGAGCTGATCAAGGTCACCGAAAAGCCCGTCCGAAGCGCGTTGGAACGGCTTTCAACGGCTGATCTGAAACGGCTCGGCTGCAGCGTCGAAGACACCGACGACCAGATCGTGATCAAGCCGACCGACGGCGAGACCGACAAGATCGTCAGCGCCTTGCTGGCCGAGGCCGAGAAGTTGGAGGCCGCCTGATCATAGTGCACGGCCGGGGTTCTATTGAACGCAACGCCCGCCAGGGCACCCGTGCAGCCGGCGGTCATGGGCAGCCCAACAACACCGGCAGCCGGAGTCGCGTGTCGCAACTCCACGCGCTGATCCGGCCGTCTGGCCCGCGATAAGGGCCGCCTACATCAACCACGGTGATGACAATGATGGAACAACAAGACGAAACCAAACCGCGACCGGTCTTTTGTTGCCCGGAATGCGGCGGCGCCTATGACGACGACGAAGCTGCATCCGAGTGCTGCTATGAGTCGCCTGAGCCGGACCAGGCTTGGCAATGCCGCAAATGCGGCGAGGTTCACGAAACGCACGACGACGCCAGCCTGTGCTGCACCGACGAAGACGGCGAATCGCGCCCGCCGAGTGCCGCCGAACTCGAAGCAGTCGGGCCACTGCGACTGACCGCGATCGCCTAGCCATGCCCCGCGCACCCGTCAAAACCGCCCGCGCCGAGCTCGCCAAGATCCACATCGCCAAGAAAGAACTGGCGCTGGACGACGCCGCCTACCGCGAGATGCTGTGGACCGTGGCGCGCGTGCGCTCGGCCGCCGATCTCGACGGCTACGGCCGGCGCGCGGTGCTCGATCATCTCAAATCCCGCGGCTGGCAGCCGCGGGNTTTGAGATGA